TCGTAACTTATTCCATATTTCTTTTGTTGGCAACTGCTTACAAACATTATCACCAGTATAGATACTCCACATCCCACCGCCTACGTAGAAACGTTGAGGCGGGGGGCTTTTGGCTAAGTTTTGTTAAATTCAAAAAATGAATGACAAATCTTCTGGTGGTAACGGTTCCAGGTCACAATTGCCGCATATACCTGTTTCCTCTAGATATGCACTACTTTCAGCATCCATGCAAAAATAAAAATCTCTGCCTAAACTATCTTGAACAGATACACACCACTTACATTCGCTGCATTCCCTCATGATTTAGCCATCCTTATCAGTGGCAACCCCGCCATCTTGCGACGGTTGTTAACTTCTCTGTATGGCTCAGTTGGNAAATTAATACTTTGCAAGTATCTGTCGATTTCTTTTAAATTCATTTTTTACTCCTATCTAACAAGTAATGATTTTATTTATCCTTAATTAACTTATTCCATGTTGATATAAACATTTTTGGCAATAGTTTATAATCTTCAAATCCATAAAGTCCACAAGAAAAAAAATCATGACATTCAATTATAAATGTTCCTTTTAAATTTACTCCTATGTCAAGCGTATAAGCCCCATTATAGTTAAAATCTTTAATCATTATTTTAATCAACTTTACGTCTGGAAATATTGTAAAATCACCCGAATAATTATGTAAACCAACTAATTCATTATTAAATACAAAAGCCCTCCACTCTGAATCAATATCAATATATTCAGAAACCATATACTCTCCTGACGGATAACATTTATTTGGTTCAACAATATTGGTATATCCTTTGATTTTTATATTATCTTTTACAAAAATAGGCATATCACCTGTATTGAATGTTGGTTGGTCATTATTTGAAAAATACACCTGTCTTTGCAAGTATTCTGGTTTTAATAATTCTTTAGGAATATTCAATGGTTTTATATTATCTATTTGATAATATTTCTTTAAATATGCTAAAACATATTCTACTGTCCCAATAGGAATAAAATCTTCTTGATGTTCCCAATTACGTATAGGACAAGCAACTTCATCTCCTACTATGCCTTTGTATATTTCTTCATTATAATACCAATTATTATATTTAATAGCTTCTATCAGAGCAAAACTGAAATCATGCACTATTTGATTATCTACCGTTTGTATAAGAAAAGTTTTCACTATGCTACCTCACTGATTCATAATACTTTGCACTTCTAGTTACCCATTGCCCACTCTCATAGAAAGTAAAGAACGGATATCCATGTTTATATTGAACCGAGTATACTATCTTTTCACTAAGACGCACTCCACTAACTTCATCACAATATGATTCTGGTTTTTTACTTTTAACTTTAAACATAATTGTCTCCCCTATAAAACCATACTTCCATCTTTATTATTCATAAGATATGTTCGCAGGAAACCCTCGAATTGATTCGTGGGGAGGAATGAGAACGGTTCACATCCTTTCAATGAGTAATGAACTTGCTTTTTCTTTAAGTATTAACTTCTTGAAACTAGCACTACGATGAATAATCGTGCCATCCAACAAACGTAAATCGAAATAACCCGTCTTTCTTCTACCGAAAATGAAACATTCTTGTCCTTTGAACAAGACCTTATCGAATAACTGAAAGCCTTTGACAAAACGTTCCGCTTTATTTGCTTTTCTTACTCCACCTTTTAAAATAGTAGCTTTGTGTAACTGTCTATTGTTCTTTCTTACTTGTTTATAAAGGTAGGTAGTATCACTTTCAGTTGCTAGTGGGTTGCCACTAATGCAACGTGCATCGACCATGTGTGACTTCTCTAAATTATTTTTAGTACGAGTGTTTTTCGTGATATATCCATAAGTTAATTTTGCATGAGGATATATCTCTTTCAAACCGTTATAGATAAACCAACGCATGACTGTCATTTGTGATGTGTCACGTAAGGACTTCTCGGAACGCTTTATAGTATGTTCTAATCCTTTTTTGTGAATGTGATGATGACAGGCTTTACATAGAGTAATAAGATTACTAGGACTATCCCCACCAGTCTGACGACTTTCGATGTGGTGAACGTTCAGTATCTTATCCTTCTTTTTTCCTTTACACCGTTGGCAGGTATGCTTATCACGAAACAATACATACTCACGCACGTTCCAAAAGCCTAATTGCGCGCCTTGTTGGTATTCGACTCCCTCAATATGAGGATTTTTGATCTTCTGTATATCAAACTGTGCGACTTCCACTGTGATGTGTTTGATTGGCAGAATGTCGTGAACTCTATCAATTAATTTGATATGAGAATCGACTTTGTGTTGCACCGAAGGTGCTAACCAACCTTTATCCTTCTTGCGGTTTAAAAATCTAGGCATTCTATATCGTGTTTTTCGATTCCTTCTTGCTCTTCTAAACTCACGTTTAGTCGCAAGTAACTTTTGAATATCTGTTCTTAGTTGTACTTCCCCTTCAAACAACACTTTCTTTTCTGTCGTGGCAGAAAGTCCAATATGTTTTGTACCTGCATCGACTCCTAGTGATATATCTTGCTTGTAGCCACTAGAGCCATGTAACAGTTGAATTGTAAAGGGCGTTCGTTTAACTACTTTTGCTTTCTTTTGTTTCAGTAACATTCTTGCCTTTCTAGGTTTGCATGGCATGAGTGCTTCACCATGTTTGTTAATCACGTACACGAACATAGCGTGTACCTCCTTTCAGAGTAAGGTATTCTTCGCCAATGTTGGAAAGGCTTTTTACACTTGCAACACCGTCCACAACCCTTTCGGACTTTTAATCACAAGCGATAGGGCTTACAGCTAGAATGCGCACCGTAAGGTATCGTGACCGATCCAACGTAGTCTACAAAGACTTAGGCTAGTCAACTAGGCTTCTACAAGCCCACGGTTTCAACCGTTGGGTAGTTGACGCAGCTTCCGCCGCCTGCCGTTTATCTTCCGTAACGTCTTTTAAATCTTTGATTTTTTTTCCTTGAGGAACGGAGTGAATTCTCGTAGTGTCTGACTTATTTACTTTCACTGACCCATACTTTCCGTTCATAACCTTTTCTATATCTAACAACCACCTCATCGCCAACTTTAGCGTAATGTACCGGAAACATAGATTCAGCAATCATCTTTCTCGAACCATCATAGAATTCTACTTCTACAAACGCCTCAACAATATCCATTTGTCTTCGCCTACGATTCTTGCCTCTTTTCGGCTCCATAGATGTTCTATGCTTAGTGATAATTTTTGTAATTGTTCCTTTTGTCCTCTTATTCGGAAGATATAAGATTATTCCTCTTTTCCGCAAGATTAGCACGAAGGAAACACACCATAATGCTATAATCATAGCTATTACTTCCATATATACTTACTCCTTTTTAACACACAACCTCTTTACACTACTACTCTCGATTTTCTTCGCTTTCTCCTGGTTGTTGCACATTAAGGGTATGTCCACATCCCGTACAAAAATGTGCTGTAATTTTTATTTTCTTTCCACACTGAGTGCAGAATTTGTATCCATCCTCCAATTCATTTTCAATTCTCTTTCTTTGTCTCTGACTAGCAAAAAAACCTATACCCAAAAGCACAACTCCAACAATGAAACTGACCAATAAACATGCAAAAATGGCAATCTTCCCTTCGCTTGTAAGCCCTCTATATATCGTAAGGCTCATCATTGAAGAATTTCCATTTGCATCTATTGCCTCTATAACAATGACATTTTCTCCTTGTTGTAAATCTACAGGAATGCAGAAATTACCGTTTTCTTCGATTGTATATTCCCTTTCATTAATCAACAGTTTTTGCGCCCCATCAACAGTTCCGATGATATCTATTGTTTCCGTACTGACATGTTTGCCATTTACATCATCATAAAGGTTAATAACCGGCGGATATGCATCATAATAAATCTCCTTATCTACCAAATAGACAATTCCGTCTTTATTCTCAAAGAATGCATTTACGTTATTAAATCCTTCCACTAAATCAAATGTAACAGTGCCTGTATCAGA